ATAAATTTTCACATGATAATCATGGAAATTTTTACATAGACGGTGAACCAGTTTCGGAAGAAGTTTATAGATTTAAGCATCATGAATTTAGTGAAGCAGATGAAGTTCATGCAGAAGTGAATTGCTTATCTTATGCTCTAAAAAATCATGTAGATGTTAGTAAATGCACATTGGTAGTATCAATTGCTCCATGTTCAAACTGTGCTAAATTTATTCTAGCATCTGGAATTAAGACAGTTTATTACGTAGATTTATATGATAGATCTGACGCAGGTATTGAGTTTTTAAAGAAACATAACATTAAAGTAGAAAAAATATAAGGAAAATATGGCATACATTTATAAGAAAAGTTCAGTAAAGAAAACATCATTTGCAGTTGTATATAATAGTGGTTCCCTATTTGAAAAGGAAGGTCAGTATGGAACAATGCATTTGATGGAACATTTAATTTGTAAAACATTTATTGATGAATATGATACTTTGACTGCAAATGCAGTTGACTGGAATGCATATACTGGTCATGAACATATTGTAGTTTATATGAGAGGTCTTGCATCACGTTTGACTTCTGATATTAAGAAGAGAGTATTAAAGAAACTTCTAGGTGGTCTTGATAATCTAACTGAAGAAGTATTCCAGAAAGAAAAGGCTGTTGTTATTCAGGAATATATGGATAACTTCAATGACCCAGTTTCTGGTAAGTTCTTGAACTGGATGAGAACACATTATGGTGATTTTGGTCCAATTGGTGAAATTTCTTGTATTCAGAATTTCACTCTAGAAGATGTAAAGAAAACATATAAGGAAATGTTGTCAAAGCCAACACGTATTATTGAAGTTGGTCCAACATCTACTGATTTGTCTGATATGAATATTGAATACGCAGAAGAACTAATCAGACAGCCACGTAAGATTAAGTATAAGAAAGATTATAAGTTGGTTCAGCAAGAAGTATTGCCAATGGATAAGTCTACATTCTTAGTTCATTCTAAGAAGTTGGTAAGTAAGTCTGATTATCCATTCATGAATGTTGCTGTTGCAATGATTTCTGATGGATTGAATTCTCCATTGACACAAGAAATTAGAGTTAAGCGTGGATTGTCATACTTCTCTCATGGAATGGTTGACCATATTTGGAATGATTCTATTCTAACATTTGAGTCATGCACAACAAAGGAAAATGAAGAAGAATTGACAAACGTTTATAATGATCTTCTAAATAATGTAGACAAGTATTTGACAAAAGAAAGATACGATATGATTATGTCTATGGCTCAGTGTGAAAAGGAAGAAATGAAGCTATTTAGATTTGCTAATGTCAATGACCTAATTAATAAGGGACTTCCACAGATGCCAAATAATTTGTCTAAGATTACCTTTGAAAAGGTTAAGGAAGTAGCAAAGAAATACATAAATCCAGATTGTGAAATTGTAATTTTGAGGTAATATATGGTAGAAAATGTAGAAATGGTTGCAAAGCCACTAAAGACTATGTTTGAGATGCAGGAATCTCTACAGAATGCAATTGGTGCTAAGCGTGGAACTATTTGTCCAAACACATGGCAGAAGAAGGATGTAGATGATATTTACCGTGTAATGGCTAAAGAATCAGGTTATTACATGATGAGTACTATCACTGAATTATTCGAAATGTTTGAACAGATTGAAAAGGATAATTTCCAGTATACAGAACTTGTCAAGTTTGAATTGATTGATGCTTGGCACTTCGTAATGAATCAGATCCTTTATTTGAATGTTAAGCCAACAGAAGAATTATCATTCTATATGGATAAGGCAAGAGAAAATATTGCTCAAGTAGATTTTGTAAATCATGATTTGCATCATATTGTTGGACAGGTTGTAGAAGCAATGGGTGAAATTTATCAGAATACTTCTTACAAAATGTGGAAGACTTATGATAAGCCAAAGGAAGATCCAGCAAAGTTGCAAGAATTGTGTGATACATTCCTAATTCGTTTCTGTACTTTGTTCGTAGTTCTAGGAATGAATGAACAAGATGTTTGGAATTATTATTACGCAAAGAACGCTGAAAACTTTAAACGTCAGGAAAAAGGCGGACGATACGAGAAATAATTAGAAAAATTATACTCTTATGATAGCAACTTTTTTCGAAAAGTTGCTATATTTGTATTACATTAAAGTTATTAATGAGGTATAAAATGGATTATAATAAGAATTTAATTGATTTATTGGATGAAGCTTCTCAAATTCAGAAGCAGTTGATTATCAACAAAGATGCAAACGCAAAAATTATTGCTATCAGAGCAAATGACCCAGATGTTTCAGTTTGTTATACTTTGTCTGCACCAGAAGATTATTTGAATTTCACAGGAACAAAGCTTGCATTCTATGATTTCACAAAGTTTGTTAAGTGTTTCCGTGTATTCGATATTAAGAGTAAGGATGACAAGTTGTCTGATACTCCAATTCTTGATGGAGTTGTAAATGCAAACAACGAAACAACTGATATTATCATTAAATCATCTAAGACAAAGCAGAAGATTTCTTATCGTGCTGCTCGTGCAGATGTTCTAACTCAGCCAGTATTCAATCAGATTAAGATGCCAGCAGTTGATTGTAAGTTTACAATCACTCAGGAAGAATTCAAGCATCTACGTTATATGTTGGATAGTGTTATCGAAGCAGATACTATTAAGTTCACATGGGATAATGATGTTTGTAAGATTACCTTGAAGAATATGAAGACATCTAACTATTATGATGTTGAATATAAGTTAACAACACCTGCAAATCTAAATGGTGTTCTAGAAATTCAGACTAAGGGTCTAAAGCAGATGCCTGAAGCTGGATATACAGTAGAAGTTGCATCTGCTGGCCTTGTTCACTTTACAATGGACAGAAATGATGATATTAACATGAACCTTTACATTTCTAAGAAGAGTTAATTATGAGCGGAGTAAATGATTTCCTAACAGAAGACCAAATGACAGATAGAACAAACGTCAATGACATGGATCCATGGGACGTCATTGAGTCTGCTTGTATTGGTATGGGTATTGTCTATAATAAGCCAGATCCAAATTGTAAAAAGTGTCATGGTCGTGGATGGACTGGACGTAGGTTAGTTCCAGATGTAGATGCAAATGGTCAGCCAAAGTTAGATGAATATGGAAAACAGATTTTCATTAAGGAACCAATTGCATGTAATTGTATTTTTCCTAAGAATGAATATGAAAAAGAAATTGGACCATCTGGTGCATATTTCAGACCACGTAATAGAAAAGAACGTAGAGCACAACAAGCAAAAGTAAAGAAAACAGTTGGTCAACCTCTATCAGATAGTATAACTTTAAACAAAGGATAATTATGACTGAAGAACAGTGTTTTTTATGGGTTGAAAAGTACCGTCCCCGTACTGTAAAAGATATTGTATTACCTAAAGACTATAAGAATTTCTTTAGAAAGATTTTGAAGACAAAGGATTTACCTAATCTTTTGTTATCATCATCTACGCCAGGAACTGGTAAGACTACTATTGCTAAAGCTATCGCTAAAGATTTAGGTGCTGAAACACTCTATATCAATGCTTCTAAGGATAGTGGTAAGGATATTGTTAAGACAACTATTTCTGAATTCGCAATGACAATGGGTTTCTCTGGATTTAATGAAGACGCAGAAACAGCAAAACAAAAGATTGTCATTCTTGATGAAGCAGATGGTTTGTCAGTAGATTGTCAAAAGGCATTACGTGCATTTATTGAAGATTATCCTAATGCATGTCGCTTTATCATGACTTGTAATTTCCCTGCAAAGATTATTGATGCTCTACATGAAGGTAGAACAATGGAATTCGAGTTTGACTTCAAGAAACCTGAATATGTTGCAGAAATGAAGGAACAGACTGTAAAGCGTATTGAAGGTATTTTGAAGTTCGAAAAGATTAAGTATGACAAGCAAGCTATTGTTGACTTAGTTGAAGCACAATATCCATCTATTCGTAAAGCAATTGCAATCTGTCAAAAGTATGCAATGATGAAGGATGAAATCGATAAGGATATTGTCTATTACAAGAATATTGGTGAAGAACTAAGTAATTTGGTTCTTAATAAGAAGCATACTGAAGCACGTAAATATATTAACGAACATGGTTTGTCATACTCAGATGTATTCAGTTATTTCTTTGTTGAGTTAATTCCTAAGTTAAAGAACAAAGGACTTGGATATAAGTATTTGTCAGACTATGAATATAGATGTTCATTTAGTGCAGACCCATCTATTCAGATTGCGGCATGCATGATTGATTTATTTAGTTGTATTTAATATGTTTGATAGTCAGAAAATAAATTTCGATGATTGGTTATTAGGATATAAACACGGTGTATACGTGTTTACTTCCGATAGTTGTCATCTTTGTCAAGAATATAAGAAGTCTATTGAGTATATCAATAATCATTTCTTATATTTTGTTGAAGTCACTACAGAACAGCAGAAAGAAGTCTTAGCAAAAACAATGAGACGTTCTGCTCTTCCTATGACTGCTTGTTATAAAGATAATAATCTACAATTTGTTCGTCTTGGACAATTGTTTGATTTACAAATGAAAGAAATCCTTGAATTCTTAAAGGACTTTCCAAAAGAACCTTTGACTAAACAAGAGATTTTAGAAAAAATTGAAGATGCAAAGAAGCAATGTAAGTTTGCTTATTATTTGTTCACTCAGACAACAACTGAAGATGAACGTCAAAAGATTATTCAAAAATCTTTTGGTTTCCATGAAATACCCGTTGATATTGAAAGAATTAGTCCAAATTTAGATAAAAACGATAGAATAAAACAGTTAAAGGGTGAGATACCTTTTGTAAAATTAGTTATATTTAAAGATGGCAGATCAAGTGCTGTATCTGAATTTGGCCAAGCTATAATGATGGAATTTGCAAACTTAAAGTCAAATCCAAATGCCAATCAAGATACTTTTGTAGTTAGAATGATTCCAGAGGTTTTAAATGATAACAATAGTTCCAACTAAAGAACTTCCAGAAAAGCCAGATCCAAAATGCATTTATGTTCCTAACATTGAAGATGATTCAATGTGTAAGAAGCTAAATCGTGGAATTGAAACTTTTTTGAAATATTTTCCAAATGAAGAAATTGTTTGTATTCGTCACGATGATGCAACTGTTAGAACAAAAGCTGACGTTGTAGAATGGCAAATAAAGGAAATGACTAAAACACATGAAGTTGGTGTGGTTGGTGTAATTGGATGTGCTTGTCTTTATCCAAGTTGTACTTGGTGGGACCCAAATCGTAAAATAAATGGTTTAGGTGCTATCAAACAAGGTGGTAGAAGACCAAAGCAAGTAAATGGTTTAACATACGTAGATAAAGATGGTAAGCCAATTATGGAAGACTATGAATATGCAATGATTGAACATTTAGGCGTAATTGATTACGCTGCAACTTGTGATGGTTGTTGCATGTTCTTCCCAAGATGGATATTTGAAGAAGGTCTTCGTTATGATGAATGGTTGCCAGACTTCCATTTTTATGATGCAGACATTTGTTGTGAAGTATTATCTAGAGGATATAAAGTTGGTATCAATACCAATATTGAAGTATTCCATAAATCAAGTGGTGAAATGCCACCTCAATTTAATAAGTTAAGAGAAAATTTCTATAATAAATGGAATAATCGTATTGACCAATGGCCAATTTCTAGATTGACTAAGTTTAAGAGGATTGCAAATGGCCGCATTATTTGATGTATTAAAAGCATTTACAACAAAGCAATATCCAACATGGAATGAATTGCCACCTGAATTAAAAGAAGGTTATAGTCAATTCATGATAAATAGATTTCTATCATGTAAGGAATATCTATTACCATTGTTAGATGATTTATCTTGTAAACGTCTAACTGATGAAATGCATTATAACATTCTTATAAATGCAGTCAGACAAGGATATACATTCTTTAATTATAATGCATACAAAAAAGAACCTGAAGATGATTTATTATTGAATGCAATAATGAAGGAATATGAGGTTGGATTGCGAGAAGCAAGAATGTATGCAAATGATTTAACAGAAGTTCAGAAAAATAAATTAAAAGAAAAGTGGGAAGATTATTATAAATATGTTATAAACACTTAGTAAAAAAGGGTATAACATGTTATTGACTGAAGCACTTGAACTTTTAGAAAAGAATGGATACGAAATATCTGATAATGCAACTGAAAAACAAAGAGAACGTTTAGCAAAAGATATTAGAGAGCAAATTGTTCCTGCAATGATGGAAATAATCTTTAAGCGTTCTTTTGGAGAAGAAGAATTCAAGCATAAGATTATGGAATGTTATTTGCCAGTTGCAAAAATAATGGCAGATAAAAATTTGACAAAAGAACAGAAAGCTGAAGCAATCTTAGATAATTGGATGTAAAATGAAAGTATTATTATTCGTATTATTGTTTAGTTTATATGCGTTTGGTTTTAATTTACATATTGATGTATGCAAAGATGTCGATAAAATTTGTTATGAATATAATTTTAAAGATGTTAGAGATTGGCATTGGATAAATAATAAGCAATATTTAAGGGTTTTATTCTACGATAAAAGAGAATTGGATATGAACCTTGGGGCTTACAAGATTGTAAACATTAAGAAACGTAAATAAAAGTTTACATATTTCTATAGGGATGGGAGGAAATATGGGAAAGACAGCTGAATAAGCTGTCTTTTTTTGCGCCCAGATGCATTCTGGGGCATTTTTTATGCCCAAGGATGGTACTTATACGGGTAGGGCTGTCCAGGATGCCCAGAAACGCTCTATTTTAATGTAAATTATAGTTTACATAATAAAAAAGAATGACAAAAATTGTCATTCTTCTATTGGTTGAAACGTGTCCAGTAAATGGACCAATATTTGGAATTATGCCAAAGAATTATAGAATACAATAATTGCTGCACAAAGATTTAATGTAGAATAGTCTCTTGAAGTATAATTCTTAATATACTTGTTAAATGCTCTTGGAGAACATTTAGAAGAGTCATTTACAATTGACTCAGGTCTATCTACAGAACCGTCTTTTGCTTCTACTGTTTTAATGATTTGTTCGCATGCACCATGAACCTGGTTTTCCCAAGATTTGATTTGGTCTTCCATATCACCAATCTTTTTAGTCTGGTCACAATTATCATTATAAGCAGTAGAAATAGCTTGAATGACGTTTTGTGCAATAGTGACTTGTGGTTTAATTGCATCTCTAATTAAAGTCTTCTTAGTCTGTGTATTTTCTTCATCTTCGTTAATGAAATCAATACATGGCTTCTGAATCTTCAATTGATAGTCATTGTAATTAACGTCTAAATTTTCTATAAGTCTTTGTAAATTTGTCATAATTATCCTCTTAGATATTTATATAAATCTTCAGCTAGTTCGTTTGAGAAGCTTTCCGTCTTTTCTTCCGCTTTTGCTGGAACTTTAGATGAAACGTCTTGGCCAATTGCTTTTGTATCTCCAGAGTTAGTTTCGGTTCCTTTATCTTGTGTTTCTTCTTGATTAGTTTCTTCTTTCTTTTCTTCATTATTTTGGTTCTTTTGGAATATTCCATAAATGACTAATAAAATATAGAATGGATCAGATTTAATTTTTTCATCATTTAATGGTTTTAAGTCATCTGCATTCTTTTGCTTGAATTCTTCACTAGACATTAAATTCTTATATAATTCATTGACTTTATTTGCCCAATCATTATATTCTTTAATGAAATCATCAACTTTCTTTTCTTTAGCATTATCAACTAATTTTTCGCAATTTCCGCAATATTCTGCAACAGTCTTACTAATTTCTTCATAATTAAGACCTTTATTTTCTTCTTCATTTAAGTTAAGAACTATATCTTTAATTTCATCCATTAGACTTTCTTTAGTAATAGCTTTAACTTCTTGACCAAGAGCTTGCATATCTTGAGATACAAACTTCTTAAAGAAGAATACCTTTGGAATAAAATACTTAAAGATATTTTCGAATTTTTGTGATATTACTTCATAAACTTTCTTTAACTTATCATTTTGTTCAATAGTCTTAGTAATAGTTGCTATTTGTTCTTGTGATGTTTTAATAAAAGCTAAAGCATTTTGTGGTTCTTTAACTTTATCATCTACAGCTTGAATTTCTTTATTAACAGTCACTACTTGTTGTGTTAACTGTTGTGGAACTTCTTCTGATGCATCTTCTTTCTTTTCATGACCAATTGCTAATAGAACTGGGTCATTTACAATTTCAACTACATTAGAAATCTGCTTTACTGCTCCACCAAATTCATTACGTAAATCTTCAATATTACCAATTTCTACGTCAGAGAATTCTGGAATATCAGTTAAATTACTGATTGTATCAAACAATAGCTTAGATTTATCAAATAATTCACCAGCAGTAATTGTATTAGTTATCATTTCATCATAACTTAACATTCTTGCATTATTTGATTTTGAATTGAATAAACCTAATAGCTTAGCAAATGTTTCAGATACAACCTTCTGATTTTTATCAGTTAACTTTTCAGCAACCTTAATCATTCCTTCAGATGCTTTACCAATAGAACCGTCAGAATATCCTTTATCCAATGCACCAAAACCAAAATCAATACCTAAATTGAAATTGAATTTTGTGTTTCTCCAATCAATCTTTTCTTCTTTAGGTTTTTCTTGTTTTTGTTCTTGATTCTTTTCATTATCTTTTTTAGCATCATCTGCAGCATCTTTAACAGCAGATACAGTTTCTGTATTTGCTTTATCGTCATCTGGACCTTCAACAATCATTGGATTGTTATAAACAGGTTTATAACTTGCAGCTTGCTGTGGTGCTTCTTCCTGTTTTTCTTCAGTATTTTCTGCAGGTTTTTCTTCATCAATTTTCTTTAATTCATCTAATGCAGTCTGATAACCTAACTTAACATTAGC